AATCACTACCAACTTTAATTAAAGTATTAACATTAAGAAAATTATTCCCAGAGCCCAAGCAACTCCAATCTGAAGTTCCAGTTGTTAATTTCATAACAGACGGTGCTTTTAAAATTTTTATCCCACCATCTTGCGGTGAAGCCCAAAAACCATAAACTTCTTTAAAACAATGATAAACATTTTTATTACCTAAACCAGTTCCGAATTGTGTCCATGTTCCATTTCCGCCTGTTAATTTATAAACTCCATAGAAGATAGTTGAAGCATAGAAATCTGAACCATCCTTGAAACAATGATAAACCTCTTTATCACTTAAACCAGTTCCGAATTGTGTCCATGTTCCACTTCCGCCTGTTAATTTATAAACTCCACTGTTAGTTGAAGCATAGAAATCTGAACCATCCTTGAAACAATGATGAACAAATTTATTATCTAAACCAGTTCCGAATTGTGTCCATGTTCCACTTCCGCCTGTTAATTTATAAACTCCATAATCAGTTGAAGCATAGAAATCTGAACCATCCTTGAAACAATGATAAACATATTTATTACCTAAACCAGTTCCGAATAATGTCCATGTTCCATTTCCGCCTGTTAGTTTATAAACTCCATAGCCACCAGTTGAAGCATAGAAATCTGAACCATCCTTGAAACAATGACGAACCTCTTTATCACTTAAACCAGTTCCGAATTGTGTCCATGTTCCACTTCCGCCTGTTAATTTATAAACTCCATAATCAGTTGAAGCATAGAAATCTGAACCATCCTTGAAACAATGATGAACAAATTTATTATCTAAACCAGTTCCGAATAATGTCCATGTTCCACTTCCGCCTGTTAGTTTATAAACTCCACTGTTAGTTGAAGCATAGAAATCTGAACCATCCTTGAAACAATGATAAACATATTTATCACTTAAACCAGTTCCGAATTGTGTCCATGTTGTTTGAGAAGAAGTATCCAATCCAACAATTAAATCACCACTAGTTTCTTCATATATTACTTTTGCAGTTAAATCTGTTATACCTATACCAACATCACTCCAGGTAACAGTATCCCCAAAAGGGGACTTTTTAATTCCTTTGTCTTTAACTGCGGCATAAAAAGCATTCTGTAAAGAACTATATTTACTATTATAAACTGTATCTGTTAAATTAGTTCCCATTAAAGACCAATTACCACCACTTTTCGGTATATAATAAACACCACTATTTGTAGAAGTTATTAAATAATAGTTAGATGAAAATACATCATAATATTCATAAATTTGATTAACCACAATAGAATTTAATCCAGTACCGAATATATTCCAATCAGTATAAATTGGAATATAATTAAATTGTCCAATCACATCCATGAATCTTGCATAGTTATTTATATCCCCTGTGCCATCAATTTTAAACACATTATAATTTTTTAAAACTTTATGTGAAGACCATCGATAAGGGGTAAAATCTTCCCAATCAAATTCATAAACATGAGTGTCATTTTGTACACCACAAACTAAAATATATTTTGTTTCTTTTGTTAATGAAGAAAAAAGTTGTAATAAGGCTACTTCATGCCATTCATTATTTGTTCCAATATTTTGACTATCATATTGAATCATATATCTATTTATTCCAGAATTATAAGTACATCCATTTAATGCCCTTTGGACTGTCATCATTGCATTTGTATTTGTATAAGTCAGAGCAGAATTCACAATAAAATGTGTTCCGTTTACAATAGAGTTTATTGTTCTAACCATTCCATTAATATTAACTGTATAACCAGTAGATAAAATAGAAGTTCCACTATTAAATACTTGCACGCATGTACTTGATAAAGATATATTGACATTAACTCCAATCCCATTAGGATAAGCATTAGAAAAAGTTGTACTATCATACAAATTATGTCTTATAATCCCACACCAGGTAAAATCTCCTGTATTAGTATCAAATTCATGTAGAAGCAATTCTGTAGATTGATCCAAATTTCCAGTATCATTTATAAGGCACATTATTCTATCTGTAAATTCTAATACATAAGATTTATGATTAGTTCTATCTATTTGAATATAAACATCTGGATAATTAGTTTTAAACAAATCATAATCAAAATCGATAAAATCATTAAATACATCCAATAATTCTCCTAATTCATCTCCATTTATAGAATAAAAATAAAGAGTTCTATTAATTTGTAGAACCACTTTATTTTTATGAACTATAAAAGCTTTTACAGCTCCTTCTGCTGGCAAATCCAAAACATCTTTTTTATCATATCTTAAGCGCCATCCATCTCTATCTTTTGTAAGATTAATTATTTCTTTTACATGTTGTTGGTCTAAATTATTATCTCGTAAGTCCATTCCAAGTATATTAGAAAGATTTATACTTCTTCTTTCCATTTTTATTATCTCCAGAAATTATAAAAATCTGAAGTTATGCTATCATTATAAATATTAGCCTCATCACTATCCAGTGAATATTTTATATTTTGTTTTTCAGTCTCATAATCATTTTTATGTAAAACTGCTTTTTCAGGTCTATTTCGACGCAATTCAGCTTCAATACAAGCGTGAATAGAAATTAATGGTTGAATTTCTAATGGGAATTGGTCTTCTTCATATTGATATTTTAAAGGATAAGATAATGATAAATAATTCATTACAAAAGGAACGAATTTAATTTGATCGCCATCCGTAAAATATGGTCTATTATCTACATAAATTATAAGTCCAGAAGCTGTACTACCTGTATAATTAGTATTTAATTCAAAACTTGTATTACTGGTTATACTTGCAACTGTGCCTATATTAGTTCCATCATAATAAATAGAATCTCCAACGGTTAAATCCGTTAAAAACAAAGTGTCTGTCCCTATAACTGTAGTGCTTCCATTAGTTAATGTTACAGAACCAGTAATTCTTAACATATTTTTATAATCATTTAATAAATCAAATCCTGTAATATATAAAGTATATTCAGAATCTTCTACAGTTTCTTCTATTTTTGATACTCTTGCATATTCATATACTCCAGCTGATACATCATATATTTGTATATAACATTTCACATTTTCCCATTTAAGGATATCTTCAAAATTATAAGCATAGCTCCATGTTCCATCTCCAGTAGCCAAACTGGTATCAACTGTAAATGTAGTTATATTAACAATAGATGTTACAGTTCCTATAGTTCCAGCAGAATCTTTTACTTTATATCCAACCTGTAATTGTGATGTTAATCCACCAGAAATTGTAATCGTATTACCGCTGACAGATATTGTCCCTATACCAGTAGTATAAACAACATCATCTACTACAATAATACCATTATTTCTATCAAAAGATTTTATTTTAAATGGCAACTGAACATCTTTCGATTCAGGTGGATTTAATAAAACTAATTTTTTTCTATTTTTATCAATTCTAAACATATTATCATATAAACTTAATCCACCAAAGTTTTTTGTAGTTTCCACATTTTCTTTATTAAGAGGTGAATACATTATTTGATTATAAACATCAAAGATACTAATTATTGATTTAAAATCAATTGGCAAATCATATTCATCAACATATAATTTTGGCATAATAAAAGTATATCTTTCCAAGCACTTTAATTCTCTGGCTATAACTTTTCGTGAATTATTTATAAATACAGTCAGTGCAGAATCTGTATGATATGGTGGAACATTTGCTCTAGGATTATCTGAAGTTCTCGCCCTTATATCTCTTATATACTCATTCAGGTTCATTTATAATTTCCTCTTTTTTCTTTTTTCTTTTTTTATTATTTTTCATATATACAAATCTTTTTTTTAAATATTCCTTCATTTTTTTTACTTTATCTTCTTTATCTTTATTCATCTTATCATTATTCATATTATCAAATTTATCCTTCTTTTTGTCAGTAGTTAGTATACTTATTACAATTGCCATAAATTTTTCCTCCTTATTTAAACATTTCGAATGCTATTTTTTCTGCAAAATATTCACTTGAAAAAGTTTTAGCATATTCAGAGAATAAAAAATTCCTCATGTTTTTTATTCTCTTTTTATATTCATTTAATTCCATTTCTTTTATTTTTTTATATAATTCTTCATAGTCTACAATTCCGTTTATCATAGGATTTATTAAAAAATTATAATCTTTAAAATGATGGTCTTCATATCCAAGATAAATCGGAATAGTTCCTGCAAATATAGAATCCCATATTTTTTCTGTTATATATCCATAATCAGTTAACAAATTTTCATAACAGATAGCAAATTTATATTGTTTCAATGTTTGAATTTTTGATTTTACATTTCCCTTATATGTTTTAAATCCATAATTTTCCCAACCAATACCATATAAATCGAAATCTTCTGGATGATTATTCTCGAACCATTTTATTGCTTTTAATCTTTCAGAATATAATTCATTAGGATAATTTAACATTTTATTACTTACAATTGTACAACACAATTTATCTCGTTCATCAGTTATAATATCAGAAGGAAATTTATTAGGAAAATGAATTTCAATATATTTTTTCCCATCTATTAATCTTTTATCCCATGTGAATATTTTCTTGAAAAACTTATCATTACTATAATTATAATTATCAGGTTTTACCATTTCATTTTCAAAAAGGATTAGATATAATTCTATATTATTCTCCATACATTGATTAAGAAATGTTTCTGAATTTGATGGATAATCAATAAACAATATCTTATTACATTTTAGTGGATGTATTATATCAAGAGTATTAATTTTAATATTATTTTCATTCAATATTTTCTTTAATTTTATAAATCCATCTCCCAAATTTTCGCCTATTGGATAACTTCCTGGATTAAATATAGCATTATTATAATTAAAATGAGGATAATAATTATAAATTCCTACATTAATTTCAGAACTTTCTGTTATTATATTCATTACACACCTTCTTTAAAACTATTTAAAGATACCATTCCATTATGAACAGTAAGTATAGAAGTATCAACCCAGGTATCAATTCCCAATTCTCTACATTTTTCTGTTATCCAAAAATCTTCGCTTAAATATGTGCCTCTTTTCCCAGTTTTTCTATATTCTTCTTTCATTTTTTCTGTTAATCCAACTCTAAACAAATCATACATTTCAAAGTCAGAATTTATTGATATATCTCCTCCAGTTAACACACTATTTCCATCATATACTGCACCTTCTTTTTTTGCTTCTTCAACAAGGAGTTCAATCACATGTCGTGAAAACATAATAACTGCAGTGCCAAGCCATCTTACTTTTAAAAGAGTTCCTTCGTATAAATTATCCATAGCCAATGGCTTTCCATTTTCATCGTTTCCAATATTAAAGTTTAATATATTATTAATAGATTTTAATCTAACTCCAGCACCAACAATATCTTTATTATAATTATACAATTTTTTTATATCCTGTCCAGAAACATAAATATCTGCGTCAACAAATAAAAGTTTATCAAATTCCTTGTGATGATAGAAATAAGAAGCTATAGTATTTCTTGCTCTGGTTATAAGACTTTCATTTCCTATACCATACAACATATATTGCACACCACTTACTGCAGCCTCAATCATAGTTTTCTCGTGATCTAAATGAACCATGCCATTATAGGCTGGTGTTCCTATTAACAATGCCATAACAAATTCTCCTTTTTTAAAATTTTTTTTATTATTTCTGACAATTGATTTATTCTTTCTTTTAAATACTCTTTATGAATTTTTTTTGCCATAGTATATGATATTTCTCCTTTATCAATAAGTTTCAATAATTCAACTGTCCATTCTGGTGGTATCAATAATCCATACAATTTAAAATTTTTTTTCATATAAATAAAAACATAGGGGAGAAATTCTCCCCTATTATTCTCCCTATAAATTATTAACTACACAAGCTATGACACGGGAGTTAATGTTCATAGCTACTCCGATATTTCCAGTAAATTCTGTAGTAGGTGCGGCATTAACCGTAAAGGCTCTCGCATTTATAAGAGAATCCACAGTTCTATAACTAGTACCACTATCTGTTATAGTCAATATATCGCCCACCTTTATTAAAGAACCAACCACAGAACTATTAACTAACCAAGTTGTACCTGCAGTACAAACATTCACCACTGCATTAGCTGGAACATCTACTCTTCTGCTTATTACATTTGCACAAGAAGCAGAAATTCCAGACTGTAAAGCGGTAGCACCAGCAAAAATTACTTGACAAATTGAGCTTACTCCTGAAGCAAGCCCTTTACCAAAGGCCAGAACACCTACGCCTATTGTACTATTATTAGGCATTGATGTAATAGTAGTTACAAAACTATTAACATTCAATTGTATAGTATCTCCTACTCGTGCCAATAGGTCACAATTAGAAGCTGTTCCTCTTTGTAAAATAAATGTGCAAGCCGTTGTATCTACCACTACTGGTGCATTCATTATATTACATACAGCGTTAACGCTTCTCATTCTTCCGTTCATATGAGGAACTAATACTGTATTTTGGTAAACACAACTTTCACTATCGGATACTATGTCAACCATTGTATCTCCATGCCATACAACTCTTGCATAGAGTCCTACATATCTTGCGTCAACATTATAATCAGCCACTGCATTTGCTTTTTTCTGTACATTATCGCATATAGTAGCATATCCCTCACTATTTATTTGTAAAGGTGTTCCTTTGCGCACAAATGTACCAGAAGGGAAATATACTACTTTATATATTTTCTGTCCATCATCGAAACATTCATTTAGCATTTTATAATCATCTGCAGAGGCGACCCAGCCATATTGTGGATTTAAATTAGTCATATTTCACCTCCTATTCACCATACGCACTTTGACATAAGTTCACAAACACATTAGGTAAAGTTATAACGCCCATACATCTTCGATTGGAATGATAATACATTAATGTGCTTCTGACTGATTTCTGTTGTACGCCATATATTGTTTTTATGTATTCCCAATCATCCCATTTCCAGTTACATTGTTCATTAGCCTCAAGGTGCATAAAATCTGTATTAACAATATAAATTTTATTTACTGGCATGATAAATGTTGGAGAAGAACCTATAGTATCATTAACCATTCTGGCGTCTTCTTGGAAGACAGGAACTCCACCTATAGTGTAGGTTAAGTTTCTGCTTATAGGAGCAGTTTCTTTTTCTTTAGCAAGATTAGTTGCAGAAATCTTAACTGCAGAAATTGTAGCTTCCAAAGATGGTAACCAGGCATACTCATAGATTTGAGGAGACATAATAACCATTATGTTTCCCTTACTACCAGCAGGAGTATAAGTTAAACATCTATTAATAGCTTTATCAAGTATATCATAGAATGGAGTTCTTAAAGTTCCAGAGGTTACAGTCGTAGCTGCAGCAATAGTTGCAAAATCAGTGGCTATAGCATGTCCAAACACGCTACTACTACTTGCATAAGCTGATTGTAAATCCCATGACCATGATTGCCATTCCCACCAATCGGAAGTAGTCAGGTTACCATAACTTCCTGTTCCTATAGCGGTTTTCCAACCATCAAAATCTGGTCTAACTTTACCATCTGGTCTTGTAGTATTTGCACCATCCCCGTTAATTATAGAATCCAATATAGAAATTCTCAATCCTTCTATAATTCCAGTCATATAATCCTGAATCCAGTTTGAGAATTTTTTTCCCTTACCTTCATACATTATCATCTGCAAGTCTGTATCTGAAACTTGTAAAGTGAATCCTTTATCTACTGCATTAAACTTTGCATAGATATAATTTTTTGCTCCCAATCCTTCTTTTACATCTCCCATTTGAATATTGAATATTTTTCTATCTCCATATGTAATAGGATAGTGAGCATTAATCGGTATTTTTACTTCTCTTGTAGTGAATGTAGGCAAATTAGCTATACCTTTTTCACCTGCAGGTTTTAGAATTTTTGTAAGAATTTCATCTTCTTTTACCAATTGTTTTGTTAATACATCAGTACGCACATAAGGTTCAAACAATGTATCTAAAACTGCCTGCATTTGAGCATTTGATTGATTCATATTAACCTCCTTTTTTTCACATATCAATCTTATTTTATTTTAAAGAGAGATTAATATTCATCCACAACGGGTGAATTTCTGCTCTTTTTTTTAAAAAAAATAAATTTCATTCTCCAAATATATTATTCAATTTCTTCTTTACATATTCTTGAAATTTTGGGTCTTTATATCCGTTTATATCAGCCAAACTTTCTTCTGGTTTTTCTGCTGTTTGATTAGTGCTACCGAATCCAAATATTTGTTTTCTTCTATTCATTTTTTCTTTTAAATCAAGTAATTCATCATAAATTTTGTCAAAATTTTGAATTTTTAACATTTCTTCAGGAGTAAAATATCTTCCTTCTTTAGCCGACCTATCGAAAAGTTCTTTTTGTATTTCATCTTTATTGAAAATCTTTCCATATTTTTCATGTTGTGCAAGTTCTTGCATTTCTTTCAAGAAACTTTCAGCCATTGTTCTTTCATCAATTCTTTTAAAACCACTTTTTGCTTTTTCCATTTCTTCTTTTAATTCATTATTTTCTTTTTTAATTTCTTCAATCTTATTAGTAAGATATGTAATTTGTTCTTTCAAAGTTCCAACACTTTTTTTAGCTTCTTCTACAACAGATTTAGATTGAGCTTTACTATATTCTTTATGCACTTTAGCTCTCTCTTGTAAAATTTTTTGAGGATTTTCTTTTATTTCGTCCTCTTCATTGTTATTTTCTACAACATTTTCTTGCTCATCAGAAGAAGAATCTTCTTCTGTAAGATAAGGATTAATTAAATCAGTTAAATTTTCTTCAACATTAATATTTTCAGCTGATTCCATATTTTATCTCCTATTATTTTTTTCCATTATTGTTTTATTAACTAACTCCTCAAGATAATTTAAAATTTCTTCATAAGGAGTATTATTATTAATTTCTTCATCCACAGCGACATTAAATATTTGGTCTATTTTTTCTGATGGAATTCCATTGTCTTCAAGTTCCTGTCTTTTCTTTTCTACTTCTTCCCAAAATTCTGGTGGATATTTTTCTTCATTATTTTCCTCTATCATTTGTGTTCCTTGTTCTGGAATTCCCTGGTTTGTTATTTGTTGTTCTTGCATTCCCATTTGAGCTTGTAATTGTTGATTTTGTAAAGCTTTTGCTTGTAATTGTAATTCATAATCTTTTCTTAATTCTTCAATCATTTTTTCTGGGAAAAGACCAGGTATAGTTTCATTAGTCCATTCAATTAACATGTAAAAAGGCATATATTCTTGAATTTTTGCATATTGCATATATTCTTTAATAATATTCCATTTAGCTTCTTTACTTAATAAGTTAGCGTCTTTTGTTTGAATTTCTATTTTATATAAATTATTTATAATATCATCAGATGTTATTTGAATCATTTTCCCATATGTTTTCTTTATTACATTTCCAGATTTATCTTTTATTTCATTTTCATAATCAGGGTCCCAGATAGATATAGCTCTACCCTCAATATAATTTGCAAGTAATCTTAATGCTTTTTCTGCTATTCTCGAAAAAGTTTTAAGAAATTTCTTTTCAATCATATTAGGTTCAGCGGCTGCAGATTGTTGTAAGGCATTCAATTTAGCTCCACTATAAGTCCCAACTGGATTTTCTCCGCCACTTAATACTCCCAGATTTCCCACTCTTTCTGTTAAATCTTGTTTTAGCATATTATAACGAGCATTATAATCACCAGCAGATATATAACCGATAGAAGGTAATAAAGGTGAAATTCTTTGGTTTACATTACCAGTATAATGTCCACCAGGTTTTCTTGCTTTTAGCATTGATTTCAAATCAATATTAATTCCAAGAGTTGGTGGGTCTGCAAACATCATCCAGTTCCAATCCATACTTGAAAGTAATTTATTAATTTCAACATTAATTGGTATAATATCTTTTGCAAGACTAGTCCCATACCATTTTATTAATACTTCTCCTCTAAATATTTCAAAGGGTAAATCATCATAAATGATTTGTTCTAATGGTTTGCGGTCTTTATCTTCTCTATCAACTAATTTTATCCATTTATTTTCATAAATCCAGAAATTTATCCATTTATTTTTACCAAGTTTATCCTTTGCTCTTATCCAATAAATGTCAACTTCTACAATATCCATATCATCTGGCTCTGTTTTTTTATAATCTGAGGTATAATCTGTCAATTCTTTCAATTCCCAATATTTTAATTTTAGAGTTTGAATAAAATAATCCGCTTCATCTATTTTAGTTGCTTCGGGGTCAACATATACATTAACTGGATCTATATATCTAATTTTAATAGGAATAACAGTATTAGATTTATCTTCATCTATTTTAATTTGCACGAAACAATATCCATCAACCAGAGTTTCTTTTGCAAGAATTTCATATAATTCTTCGAGGTCATTTTCTTCATGAAATATAATTTTTAAAAGCAAATTAATTTTATGTAAGATTTCTTTATCATAATTATAATCAGACTTTGCTCTAGCTACTGGCAAAGGTGATTTTTGCACAAAATAGCTAACTAATTTATTAATAGTTGATTTAGTAATATTATGTGTTCTTCTTGGTCTTTTATTAGCATCTGCTCCATCACTTTGAAATGTTGAACTAAAATCATAAATAGATTGTCCAAAAGCATTATAAACCAAAGAACTTTTGATTTGTTTTTTAAAATCCCATTGGTCTCCAGCCACAAATCGTCTAATAACATCTTTATTTTGTAAAATATTTTCTTCTCTATCTTTTAAAGCGATATCTTTTAATTTCTTAAAAAAATCTATATTAACTTCTTTTACTTTAAAATTTCCATCTTTATCAAGATAATCACCTTTAAAGATTTTAGTTGTTAACATTCAATTCCTCCATTAGAATTTAAAATAATTAATGAAATCACTTTTTGTAGTTTGTTTTTCATTGTATCTAACTTTATTATTTGCCAAAATATCATTAATTATATTTTTTATTTTTCTTCTCACATTTTCATCGATTTCTATAAGATATTCAATGTCTTCAATTATTTTAAGTATTTGTTTACTATCAAGCATTTTTACCTCACTTATTTAATAATATATCCATTGATCTATATCCTCATCATCAGCATTTGTATAAATTATTGATTGAGAATATAGGTCATCGATAGTTTGTATTTTTGATTTTTCTTCTTCTTGTCTTTTTGTTTTTCTATTTATTCCATCAAGATAGCCCCATCCGTTTAATACTCTATCAGCAAATAAAGTCATCATTACAAGGTCATCGTCAGAATATTTAAATTCAGCCTGATATTTTTGACAACCTCTTATTTTTGTTCCATGATAAAAAATTCCATTATGAGTTTTTGTTTCCCCTCTATCCTCTTTTACAAAATGTTCAAATTGAATTTTAGTCATTTCGCAATGGAGTAATAATTTTCCATTTTCTAAATCTTTTTTAGTTTGAGCCACCATTTGACTTTTATTACTTGGATCTGTTACAATACCAAACTTAAAGCTCAATTGAGTAGTTTGTTTTAATTGCTGATTAATAACGTCAACATACAAATTTTTATAACCCAATTTTTTCATATCACTCATTACAGCAAATCCACAACCTTTCAATTCACCAGCCGCCAATGCATTATTATAATATTCTCCAAGTGGCATAATAATATTTTTAGCAAGTAATTCATAGTTATAGATATTTGAAAACCATACTGCTATTTGTTCCCCTGTTTCATCAAATATTCCAATTGCAGTTGCATTTTTTCCTATTCCTTCCGATACATCCCAGGCTATAACATAATTCATATTATCTTGTTTTTCTTTAAAAACACGTAAAAAACCAGCCTCATTAGGAACAATGTCACCACCGATTACATCGAATCTTTTTGGAATGATTTCTACATAGTTACTCTCATTCCATATGGTTGGAGGAAACATTAGCTGGTGATTACGTTCTTTAAATTTTCCATAAAGTAAAATTTCTTTATCAATTTCATCAACCTCATTAGCTATTCTATTAGCTTCTTCTGGAGGAAGTTTAGGATTGTCCTTAAATTCATAACGACCAATAAATACATAATCTTTATTTCTGAGCTCATATACCCAATCATCTTCCTCAAGTTTATCCATTGTATATATTAAATATCCATTTTCATCTACGATTCTCATTCTTAATTGTTTCCTAATTTGCTCATTATAAATTCTTTCATCTTTTAATGCCCAATGAATTTTTACAGAAGTGAAAGAATCAATCCCCTGTTCTTCACTTTTAAATACAATTTTGCTTCCGTTATTAAATTCAATCCAATATTCTCTATCTTTTTTATTTTTAACAAAAGCTTTAATTCTATTCAAAGGCAATCTTTCTTCAAATTTGTCTATCATTCCACCAGGTTCCCACAACTTTTCAAATTTCTGAACTATAACCCAGCCAATATTTGGTACTTCTAATTTAATAAACGGATGTTCACCTAACGCTAACCAACAAACATCTTGTATTGCCATAGTAGTCTTTCCGCTTCGTGGTGAACCTTCAAGAATTCTAATCTTTTTACCACATCTGTGAAAATCAAGATATTTATATTTGTTTTCTGTGCAATTATCATCTGGGTCTAACCGTAATGGAATATAATTATAATAAGGATATTTCATTCTATTTTTAATTTCATTATAAATGTGCCTTAATCTTTCAATCTTATATTCAACTGTTTCCCTAATATTCATTAGGCACTCTCTCCTTCTTGCTTTTCTACTATGTTCTTCCAATTATTTTTTCTGATAAAAACTAAAACATCATTGTATAAACTATTAAATTCATTAAATAATTCCTCAACACTTTTGTTAGCCAACTCTAAATCATCTTTTTCTATAATTTCACCAAATTTCTTTTTGTGATCCATAATCATCTTAAACCAATATTTTTTATCATCTTCTGTCTCTGCCGTTCTATATTTCTCCTGTGCTTCTTTAAGAAGCCAAATTATTGATGGTATTGGTTTTGCTTCAATGTCCGAAGACATTAACTCTACTAATGCTTTAATCGTAGGATGTTTCTTGTATCTATAAGCAGTCTGTCTATTAAATCCTGTTTCCTTTATAATTTTTGCTATAGATTTATTCTTTTTATAACTTTCCCAGAATTTCTTTAATCTACCATCCATGCTACTTTCTATGATTTCTATAACCCTGTCTATGTTTAACATCTCATCACCTCAAAATGTATATTTTTTTATACATGTATCTTTTTATATACATTATACCTTATATATACTAATGTCAAATTTCTAATTTCTTATATGGCTTTGTTAAATATCTTCATTATATCCTGTATACCTTTATATACATGTATACTTTTGTATACACTATAAAACAATATATCACCTGTTATTAAAATTAAAATTGGTAAAATCTAAATATTAAACTTCCTGGAAGTTCAAAATTTGAAAGTTTAAAATTTGAAAGTTTAAAAAGAATAAATAAATATGGGCGTTTAAAATAAAAATAAAAAATAAGATGAAAAATAAAAAAAAAGAAAAAAGAAAAAAGAGAGAGATGAAAGTCTTAATCTCATATGAACTTTACTATAAAACTGAATTTTTGGATACCCCAGTATGTAATATTGTATCAATTTAGCATATATCATGTCACAATAACACAAAGCATAAAGTAACTGAGTCTTTTTGAAATAAACTTTTGAGATATAAAGAAATGAACTTAACATAATGCATCTTATAAGAAATTAAAGAAACTTTTTGAAAGTAAAGAAAAAACAAAAGAGAAAGGTATATATAAAAGAAGGAAGCAATACCTTTTTATTTTTTTTTATTTCTTTTCTAATTTATTTTTTATTTCTTTTCTAATTTACTTTTTTTATTTCCTTTTTTATTTTTTTTTAAACAAGCGAAAAAGGAACAAAAAGAACCATTTTTTTATTTCTACTATTATATATTATATTATTATTATTTTATTTTATTATTTATTATTGTATTTATTATTGCTTTAGAGATACATAAAGCATAAAGCATACCAAAAGTTTGTCAAGTTTCGAAGCGAAATAATTGTAGTATTTTTTTCTATACACATCATGTATACATTTCCATACAATTATTACACACTGTATCTTATTACATTATCGAGAATTACGACATTATATTTTTCAGTGTATACTTTTTTCTGACTCATGTATGAAAAAGAATACTTTTTTATTCCCTTTTTTATTACTTATTATTTATTTTTCTCAACAAAAAAGTTTTTATCTTATTTACTTGCTTATATTTATACTATTCTGACAAGGAATTGGCATATGGATTGCATATATATAGCAGAAGCAAAAAAAGTTAAAAAACATTTGACTTTTTTTGAAGGAGGAAATATATGAAAGAAGAAGCAACAACAACTCTCTGGGAAGAACTTGCAGAAAAAAGAAAGATGAACCTGAATTCTATACTTTTAGGGAAGGTTTCTATTAAGATTAAGATAACGGGTTCTGTCATTGCTGGGCTGTTACTTTCTGAATTGGACGACCTCGTCAGTCAAAAAGGGTCTGATGAAATTAGTGAGCAAGATTTGCTACAAAAAACTTTATTATCACCAGAAGAATTTAAAATTGCAAAAGGGATTTTATGCGAAAAAGGATTTATTAAAAATAAAGAAGGAGATATTTATTACGTTGATTATGAAAAAGTCTACAACGCTATGGAAAATGTAGAAGAAGAAGGCGTAAAAAAAACAACGGTTAATTATAAAAGAGTAGGTGACAATAAAACATATAAGTTTGTATAAAACATAATCGGGGGAGTTATCCCCCGTGCATTTATTTTTTTAAGGAGGAAATATAATATATGAGAAGTTATCAAAGTAGTATTCAAAGTACAAGAAGTCGCTTTCTTCTTCGGAAGGGGAAAGCAGTGTGGTATGACTGGTATAGTCATCCAAACGGAGCTCGATGGATAGTTCTATATCACGAACAATTTTACAAAATTATTCACGATGGAACCGGAAACCAATTCTTTTGCTCTCACGCCCCCCGCAAAATTTCTGAAGCGGAGGCGAAGGAAATATTGAGCGAATATGAAAAGGCATGGGAAGAAGCCCGAAAACTATGGAACTGGGAAAGTTTGGACGAATATCTAGAAAAAAACATATAAAATAGGAGGCAAACTCGGGGGAGTTATCCCCCGTGCATTTATTTTTTTAAGGAGGAAATATAATATATGAGAAGTTATCAAAGTAGTATTCAAAGTACAAGAAGTCGCTTTCTTCTTCGGAAGGGGAAAGCAGTGTGGTATGACTGGTATAGTCATCCAAACGGAGCTCGATGGATAGTTCTATATCACGAACAATTTTACAAAATTATTCACGATGGAACCGGAAACCAATTCTTTTGCTCTCACGCCCCCCGCAAAATTTCTGAAGCGGAGGCGAAGGAAATATTGAGCGAATATGAAAAGGCATGGGAAGAAGCCCGAAAACTATGGAACTGGGAAAGTTTGGACGAATATCTAGAAAAAAACATATAAAATAGGAGGCAAACTCGGGGGAGTTATCCCCCGTGCATTTATTTTTATTCGAAAAATATATATATTTTTTTTATTAAGGAGGTTATTATGAAGATTTTTACAATTAGACCCCCAGAGATAAAAGAGGGGGTTGGAGTGGAAAAGTTAACTCTCTCAAATGGTGTCGTGATAGACACTATCCAAATTGGAGAGAGTGGAAGAGGTAGAAAGTTGGGAGTAGTCCCAGTAAAGCTTCTCACAGAGTGGGATGGGAAAGGTGGTAGAACAATTAAGAATGTAACGCTTGGCACGACACAGAGTGGAAACCCGAAGTTTTATGAAATTCCAGCCGAACAAGACAAGGATGAAAAGTTTGTCCTTGTCTTTAGGACAAAATTTGGTTTTCGTGGCAGAAATTATCATTATACCATCTCTCCAGCTGGGGAAAAACAACAATTTGGAGATGTTGAAAATGAAGATTTCAAACTTCTCGTTAGGGGAGTTGTTGCGGACGGACAAGCTGGATGTATGGCGTGGGGCTATCAATTTATTGTTGTTGTAAAACCCCCATTAAAAATCTTCGTCCAGCTGACTGGACGATTATATGGACACCCTGGAGAGTTTAATTTTTATGTAAAAAAAGATGGGGTTAGTGTCTTAACCCCTGAAGAAGAAGCTTTGCTATAAAATATTATAAAGGAGGAAATATATGAAAAGAAGAATAATAGGACACAGTAATGTTGATTTCGATTGTTTGCTCGCAACATATTTAGCTGAAAGGTATTTCGTTCAGCAGGGTGATGAGGTTACTATCATTTTTGATAGTAACTGTAGTAAGGGTGGATTTGAAATAAAGGGGGGAGATGTTTTTGTTGATATGTTCCCCTCTTCTGATGAGACCGTTTGGCCTAAAAACGAAACCTTTTATTTATTTGACCATCACAAATACCCGTATCTACTTGAAGAAAGCGCAAGTAATAGTGTATTTAAGAATTTATATAATTTAAATCCAGTTTATGCAAGGTTGGTTGAAGAGGCTAATAACGAAGACCATCTAAGGGATTTAAATTATAACGGGATTAATATTCGATGGTATTTGAATTACCTTAAAGAGACCCTTAAGGATGATTACAAGGTATATGAAGAAATGAAGAAGCTATTTGATTATATAGTGTCAGTTGAGGAAAAGAGAGTTGAGGCTAAAAAGGAATTCGAAAAAATGGGTGGAAAAATAGAAGAGGTAAAGGGAAAGAAAATTGCAATTGTTGAAGGAAATTTACAACCATATATGAGTGGATGGTTATATGATGAAATGGGAGTGAGTTTTATAGTATATAGAGATGGTTTTAATATTGGAATATTGAGAAGTGTAAATGAGACATTTAATTTGAATATTGTAAAAAGCAAAATGACATTTGAAAATAAAGACAAGTGGTTTTGCCACCCACAGGGATTTATATTTTGCTGGGGAAGTAAGAAATTCCCAGCAACAGAAGATAGTGGAGTGGGTATAGAAGATTTATTTCAATTGCTTATAAGTTGTTTATAAAAAAAAGGAGGTTATATATGAAAAGAATAACATTAGTAGATTTAAATGCACCAGAGATAGTTTTTCAAAATATTTTTAGATGGCCTTATGGTGCTTCGTTGTTGTCACCTACTAATGAGGAAGATGAAAGGCAAAAACTTAATGAGATTTATAATTGGTTGTCTGGGCTGAATGAAAAATATGATTTAGGATTGGAAATTAAAATTTCAAATAATGTTGTTGAAGCGTTTAAAGGAAATAAAAAAGTTTCATATTTTTACTATAAGCATGATAATAGAGGTATATTTAAAAATCAAGATTTCAGAGGAATTTTAAAACTTATAAAAGTATATTTTAGCAGAAAATAATTAAACCAATTTCGGGGCTTATGCCCCGTGTCTTTATTTTATTTTTTCTTTTCTTAGTGATGATATAAGAAGAGGACAGCAAATTGAATAAAAAAATTAAAAAATACTTGACTTTTTTTAAAATGTGTTATAATGTTTACATAAAACATAATTTTGAAGTTAATTGAGACAAAAGTAATTTTGTAAAGTATATAAGGAGGAAGTATATGAATGAAAGAGAAAAAAGAGAAAGAAGAATTTTTAGAAGGTTGGTTAGGTTTTTAAAAGACAATGATAATGATAATGATTTTGATTCAGAGAAGACGAAAAGATTTGAAGAGGAGACTGGAATAAGTATTAATATGATTTACGATATTTTGTATGATTATGTATATGATGATTTTGATGAGTATGCTTATAATTGGATGAACGGTTATGAAGATACAATTGATTTTTCAGGGTCTTGGGATGATTTAAAAAGTTATGAAAGGGATAATCTTATCAACGGTGTAACCGAAGGGTATTATCTCTATAAAAAAGAAAATAAATATAAAGAGATTAACGATATTGAGAATATTAAAAATTTTAAAGAATTTGTTGAATATGCATATTGTTTGCATCTTTTAGACAATAATGATATAGAGAAGGTTGTTGGAAAAAATTATAATAGAATTGCTGAAAGATTTAATTATGATGATGAAGATGAAGAAGATGAAGATTAATTTTTTGATTGAAAAAGAAGCCGAAAGGTTAAAATTAATTAATATTTTCTCGGGGGAGTTATCCCCCGTGCATTTATTTTTTAAAGATTTTACTTATAGTTACAGGAGGTGCTTTATGAAAGAGAAAAAAAGCAAAAAGGGAATTATATATTTAAAAAGAATTAATTTAAATTTAGAAAAAAGAAAAAAATATTTAGTATGGCAAATTTTATAAATCTTATAAATAAAAACAAGAAGAATGAATAAAAAAAATTAAAAAATACTTGACTTTTTTTAGAGTATGTTATTATTATATAAAGTATAAAGAAAGGAGGAAGTATATGAAAGAAAAATATGTTGTATATCATATTGAAACAGTTAACCCAAACGACATAGTGGCTCCCGCTTGCAATTTTTGCGGAACTTACAAATTTCCTGAGGGGAAGGTTTATGTCGTGGATAAAATAGAAGAGGGGTTTGGAGCCGCTCTCGTTCCTGGAAAAAATATGAATAAACTACATTATTGTTCGCTCGAATGTATGGAGAGGGGCGAGGAAACAGATGAATTTTATGAGAACACAAACAATAAGTTCAAAATTAATAAATAATTAAATTTCGGGGCTTATGCCCCGTGTCTTTATTTTATTTTTTAAAGATTTTACTTAATGATGATAGATGATGATAGATGATATAAGAAGAGGACAGCAATATATATAAAAGGAGGAAGTGTATGGAAAAAAATGAAATAATTTTGGAGGAAGAACTTTTTAAGATATTAGATAAAGCAATAGAGGATAACAATATTGAACTTATTAAAAAACTAATTTCCGAAGGGGTTAATGTAAATATAAAAGATAAATTCGGATGGACACCTTTAATGACTGCCAGTATTTTTGGACACATAGATTGTGTTCTGGAACTAATCAAAGCTGGTGCTAATGTAAATACTAAAACTAAAACTGGTATAACTGCCTTAATGAATGCGAGTGATTGCCCGAATACCGATTGCGTTAGAGAATTAATTAAAGCGGGGGCTGATGTAAACGCTAAAGACAAATATAATTGGACACCTTTAATGTATGCAAGTAGCCGTGGACATACTGATTGTGTTAAAGAACTTATTAAAGCAGGTGCTGATATAAATGTAAAAGATTATAGAGGAAAAACAGCTTTAGATAAAGATTTTATTTAAATTATTTAAAAAAAGTAAATAAGAAGAGGACAGCAAGAAATAAGAAGAATAAATAGGAGAATATATGAAAAGTAAAATTAAAAATTATCATACTTCGTTGTTTTTAAAATTAATCTTTCTCATCTTCTTTATTTTTTTTCTTACTTTTTCTGTTGTTTTTGGAGAGGACAGCAAAAATAATTTAGTATTTCTTCTGCAAAATAGCTATTTAATATATATAGATATTTTTCTACAAACTTATCCCGCAATAACTTATCATAATGATTTGGAACCTAATCCTATAGCAAGAACATTTTTTAATAATAATCAATGGACATTAGCTTATATTTCTGCAATTACTGCTAATTATCTTGTTGCTTCTTTACTTAATAATATAGATAATTCTGGAACTTTTTCGATGTGTTTTTTAGGAATAGTTGCAATAATCGAAACATATGTAATTAGTTTAAATCAGAAGTGGATGGACGGATATAAAGAAAAATCTTGTCTTAATTTTTATATTACATGTTTTGTTTATGAATTTTAGAAACAAAGATAAAAATATTATGTTAAGTTGAGAAAAAAATATTTTTTAAAATGCTTGACTTTTTAAAAAGTATACTATAAGATTAAAATATAGCGTAACTTAAATGTAAAAAAAAGGAGATAAAATAAAAATGGTAGTTTAATTAGCGGGTTCTAAAAAATAAAAAAAAGGAGAAGAAAAATGTTTATTTTTAAAACAAAAATTGGTAAAAACGAACTGGAATATCACGAAGAAACTCTAAAAAAAATTTTTAATTTCTCAACTTTGATAAGCCAAATCCCTACCCAATGTGACCTTTGTAAAAGTGACAATTTGTGGCTGGTATATAAGAAAACAAAGAACAATTACGATTATTATCTTGTTTCTTGCAAAGATTGCGGAGCAGAGGTTGCATTTGGACAAAAAAAAGAAGGTGGACTTTTTCTAAGGTACGGAGAGAAAATGAAAATTTATACACCTTCATCTTATCTCTCTGAAGCAAAAGAAAAAAAAGATGAAGAAGTAGATTTAGCAATTGAATCTTCTTCAAATGATAACGACATGGATTTTTAACATGGCTTTTGAATGTATACTTCATCCTCACAAAGAGTGTTGGGGATGTGGAGAATGTGAAAATATTGATTATGATAATTTGCTTGATAAACAATTGCAGAAAAAAGATTATGAATATGACAGAGATAGAGACGACAAGCTCTGTGGAATTGGGAAAGGGAATTAATAATTTTTTCCCAGCCTGTCCTCCTCCTGCAGGCTGGGAACGCATTTTTAAAAAACTTTTAAGGAATAAAATATGTTGAAAAATTTAATTTATTATTACTTACTTGAAAGTAGAAAAGACAGAGAAAATAAAGATATGGTGAGGTTTACTCCACATGCTCTTCCTGAATGTGACAGACAATATTATTATCAATTATTTAGAACATCTATGGAAAGCAACCCACCAGAAGCTCCTTCTTTGCTGAAAATGGAGTTTGGAAGCGCAATTCATTTCGTCGTCCGAAAAATTTTAAAAGATATAAAAAGAGATAAAAATCTTTTTGAAAATTTGAAAGAAAGATATAAATATTTAAAAGACTTTGACTATATTGAAGGTGAAGAACTACGAGAACTACAAAAATGGGGTCTGACTTTTCGATACAAAGTTGATAATATCATCAAAATAAATAACGATAAATATGTGATTGAGATAAAAAGCACGTTTGGACGAGGATTTAAACGGATTGAAAATATTCCAGATCAAAAACATATAGCACAACTAATTTTTTATATGCTATTTGAAGGAATAGATAAAGGTATACTTCTTTACGCTGGTCGAGATACAGGATACTTATTAGAATATTGGATAGTGCTTGACAAAAAAAATAATCAAATTTTAATTTCAAAAAATTATTTTGAAATGACAGTTTTTTGTAAGAACATTTATTCTTATCTTAAACCGTTTATTTTAAAAATGCGAAAACTTAAAAAACAAATTGAAAATAATGAAATTCCAAAACGAGACTTTCTCTTAAATATGAAAAATATTAACGGAAAAATTGTATTTGATTTTATCTATAATGGCGAACAAATGACTACTTATCCATGCGCTAATTATTGTGCGTGGAGAGATTTGTGTTGGAAGGATGAAATCGAAGAAATTAAAAAATATAAATTTTTTATAAATGGAAAATTTTTAAAATAAAAATAATTTTTAAACAAAAAAATAGGAGAATTTTATGAACAAAAAAACAAGAAGACAAATTCAAACACACATTACGGCGATGATTAAAAGACAACTTCAAGCAAACAGGAAAAAAACTGATGATGAAACAATTATTTATGCAAGAACCTGTGGATTTTTATCGGCAATTATTGAATTTGCAATACTTGAACTCGCTGAATTTAATCCTAAAAAAGCATTTGAATTGGCAAACTGGGATTTGTATCGACAATTAAAATTATAATTATATAATATATAAGGAGAAAAAGATGAAAGAAAAAGAGGAAGAACTTTTTGAAGCAGTAAAACTAAATAATATCGAACTCATAAAAAAATTTATAGCTGAAGAAGTGGATGTAAATGCACAAGATAATGATGGTTTTACACCTTTAATGATTGCAAACATGTGTGAACATATTGATTGTATTAAGAAACTTATCAAAGCTGGAGCTGATGTAAACTTAAAAAATAGGGATGGAGAGACTGCTTTGATGATTGCAATCTTACATGAACAGATTGATTATGTTAAGAAACTTATCAAAGCTGGAGCTGATGTAAACTCAAAAAATAAATTTGAAAATACAGCTTTGATGATTGCAAGTCATTATGGACATATTCATTGCGTTAAAGAACTAATTAAGGCTGGTGCAAATATAAATGCGCAAGATAGAGATGGAGCAACTGCCCTGATGATTGCGAGTTCATACGGATATATTGATTGTGTTAAAGAACTAATCAAAGTTGGTGCTGATGTAAATATAAAAGATAAGGATGGCTGGACTGCTTTAATATATGCAAGTTATCATGGACACAAAAATTGTATTAAGAAACTTATCAAAGCTGGAGCTGATATAAATGAAAAAGATAGGAACGGCTGGACAGCTCTAATGCATGCAAGTTATCGGGGATACAGTGATTGTATTAAAGAACTAATTAAAGCTGGTGCAAATATAAATGCGCAAGATAGAGATGGAGCAACTGCCCTGATACTTGCAGAAAAACTTGGATATACTGACTGTGTTAAAGAACTAATTAAAGCGGGTGCTAAAAAATAAAAAAATAATAAGGAGAAAAAAATGAAAAGAAAAGTTGAAGTAGGAGAACTTTTTAATGCAGTAACATGTAATAATATTAGACTTATTAAAGAGTTAATTAAAGAAAAAAGAGTTAATGTGAATATGAAAGATAAGGATGGCTGGACAGCTCTAATGTATGCAAGTTATTGGGGATATAATGATTGTATTAAGGAACTCATTAAGGCTGGAGCTGATATGAATATGAAAGATAAGGATGGCTGGACAGCTCTAATGCAAGCAAGTTATCGAGGATACAGTGATTCTATTAAGAAACTAATTAAAGCTGGAGCTGATATAAATGCAAAAGATAATGATGGTTTTACACCTTTGATGATTGCAAGCATGTATGGACATATAGATTGTGTTCGGGCACTAATCAAGGCTGGAGCGGATGTGAATGCAAAAAATAAAAAAAATTGGACAGCCTTAATGCATGCAAATTATTGGGGATATAGCGATTGTATTAAGGAACTCATTAAGGCTGGAGCGGATGTAAATATGAGAGATAAAAATAATTTTACAGCTCTAATATATGCAAGTTATCGGGGATATATTGACTGTGTTCGAGAACTAATTAAAGCTGGCGCTGATATAAATGCAAAAGATAAAAATGAACAAACTGCCTTGATGATTGCAGAAAGATATAGACATACTAATTGTGTTAATGCATTAATTAAAGCTGGAGCAAAAAAATAAAAAAATAATAAATAATAAGGAGAAAAAAATGATTAATGAAGTTTTAAAAATTTTTGAATCGGTTGGTTTTAAATGTAGTAAACCAACCGCAATTAAATATGGGTTACAATATGGTTTTTTGAATAAAAAAGCAGATGGATTTCATTTTGAATTTATACGGGAAAAGTTTAATGATTTTATCAAAAGTTTAAAAATACCAGAAAATTATATCCCAGTCCAGGAAGCAATAAAAAAGTATAATATTAGTCGAGGAAGAATCGTTTATGCGAATCTCTCTGGAATTCTACGGACAATTAAAATTCTAAATAAAATTTTTGTAAACGAAAATGATATAAAAAATCTTATTGAATATAAATATAAAATAAAAATTCTAAAGAAGGAGAAATAAATGGAAATAGCAAAAGTGGCTGAAGAAATAGAAAAAAAAATTAAAGAACTTGATATTTTAAAAGAGAAGATTAAAATGTATGCAGATAAAAAAGCTCAAAGTCAAGCTCTTTACGATTTAGAGTTGGCAAAGATAATAATCAGTTTAAAAAACGGCAAACAATTTCAATTGGCAGGCGAAATAATAGAAAATCCACCTATCACTCTTATTGAAAAGATAGCAAAAGGAATTTGTTGGGAGAAAGAATTGGAAAAAGAAAAGGCTGAGGCAGAATATAAAGGTTTAATTACAAAGATTGATACTGTATGTGCACAATTAAATGGTTGGCAAAGTATCAATCGACATTTGGATTAAATATAATATAAAAAAAGGAGTGTAAAGTATGAGTATAATATCAAATTTCTTTTCCCCAATCATTTTGAAAAAGATTTATGTTAGGATAACGGGTTCAGTTGTTGCTGGGCTATTGCTTTCTGAATTGGATGACCAGGTTAGTGAAAGTGGGTCTGATGAAATTAGTTGCAGTGAGCAAGATTTGCTACAAAAAACTTTGTTATCACCAGAAGAATTTAAAATTGCAAAAGGGATTTTATGCGAAAAAGGATTTATTAAAAATAAAGAAGGAGATATTTATTACGTTGATTATGAAAAAGTCTACAACGCTATGGAAAATGTAGAAGAAGAAGGCGTAAAAAAAACAACGGTTAATTATAAAAGAGTAGGTGACAATAAAACATATAAGTTTGCATAAAACATAAAGGAGGAAATTTATGGAAAAAAGAATAACTTTACCAGATTTGAATCCACCAGCTATAGTCTCAGCAAACACATATCGCTGGAGTTCTGGAGGTACAGCAGACAGCAGAAGGCGAAATGAGAAAAATAAGCTTGGGCAGGTATACGATTGGCTATTGACACTCAATGAGCGATTCGGATTGGGGATGTCTCTCACATGTGATAGTAATATAAAGGGAACTGTTGTTGATGAAAAAGGAAAAGTAAAAAGAATAGTATATTTTCACTATGCTGAATCGTGTCATCATGTATATAAAAAGCAGGATTTTAGAAAACTTTTGAAATTAATTAAGACAAAAATTTAGAAATTAAGGAAAAGGATTTGTGCAGAGTAAAGGAGATAAAGATGAAAGAAAGAATAATTAATGCAATTAAAAAACATCGTGGTCGTGCAAATATTATAGCAATTCCGCAGGAATTTTTAAAATTCACAGGCGATGTTAATAGTGCTCTTTTGCTATCACAATTGGTATACTGGACAGACAGAACAAAAGATGAAAATGGTTGGATATATAAGTCATATGATGATTGGGAAAAAGAATTGACTTTAAATAAGTATAAAACAATGACTGCCAAAAAACACCTTGAAAAACTTGGAGTTATAGAAACAAAAGCAAAAAAAGTAAAAAATCTTGTTTATGTTCATTATAGACTAACCGATAAATTTGAAACAATATTTATAGATTATCTTAAAACTAAAGAAACTAAAGATAAAAATATTAGAAAGTTAAAAAATCAAACTTCTGAAAGTAAAAAATTTAGAAAATCAAAAAATCAAACTTCCGAAGGTCTGGAAATTAAAAATTTAAACTATGAAAAATCAAAAAATTTAATTTCTGAAAATAAAAATTTTATACTTCCTACTGATAACAATATTACTAGTATTATTATTAGTAGTACTAGTAATAATATTAATAATAATACTAGTATAAATACTAGTAATACTAGTAATATTAATACTAGTATTATTACAAAGACTACTAGACATAGATTACATACAGAAACTATCGATGAAAATATTCAAAACGACTCCGTCGTTTTAATCGATGATAAAGACAAAAAGATAATGGCATGGAAATATTTTCTTAGTCGTTATCAATCTAAATACAACAGTTCACATTTACAAAACGCTAAAACAATGTCGCAGTTTACACAAATCTGGAAACAATCTGGGGAACGAATTTATGACCTTATCGACGCATTCTTAGATTGCAACGAATATTGGTATATAAAAAATTGCCATCAAATCGGTCTTTTACTTAAAGACATTCAAAAATTTTTTGTATTAAGTTCTACAGGGAAAAAAATGATAACAAAAAAAGAAGCAGAAAAGATTGAAAAAGAATCAAGTTCTTACATCGATTGGGAAAGGATAAAAATGATTGATGAAGAGTATGAGAAATATAAAGCAGAAGGCGGGGATAAAAGTATTGTGGAATTTACAATGGATTTTAAGAAAAAAAATATTTCATAAAAATATAAAATTTAAGAGGAAAATATGATAGTTTTTAAAAATATGGCGAAAGCGATCGAATATTTTCGGAAACAGTATGAATGGACAGAAGAAGAAATAGAAATAATTATTGAATATTTAAAAACATTAGACAAAAATTTTGTGCTTGATAAATTTAGTGATATTTTTTATGGTGGAATTGATAATGAAAATAAAGACATTACTAATTTTTTATCACACTTTTTCCAAATTACTCCAAAACAAGCTTGGGCAAAATGTTTGATGGGGAATGATGAAAGTATCTCCATTGTTTTAAGTGATTATATAACACAAGTCTTTCAAGAAGTCTTGCCTCTTGTAGAAAATAAACAAACTCAAGAGGCCATGAAAATCTTTTTAAGAAAATACAAAGAAATTAAATTAAAGAATTGGAATCAAAAAGAAAACTTTTTTATTTCGTATGGCACAGATATTACGAGTAGAGAACAAGCAGAAAGAGAAGCTTTAAGATTAAGACTAATACAACAAAAAGATTGTTCTTATCTTGAAAAAGATTTGATAAAATTACCAACTAATCTTTTAAATTCTTTAAAAAAAGTAGAAATAAAAGAAGGAGAAACTTTATGAAAAAAAAAGAGAAAAAATTATTTGAGGCAGTAGAACTAAATAATGTTGAACTTCTCAAAAAACTTATTGCTGAAGGAATAGATGTAAATTCTAAAGAAAAATATGGTTGGACTGCATTAATGCTTGCAAGCACACGAGGATATCTCGATTGTATTAAGGAACTCATTAAGGCTGGTGCAAATGTAAATGCAAAAAATGAAAATGGCTGGATAGCTTTAATGCATGCAAGTTATCGGGGATATATTGACTGTGTTCGGGCACTAATCAAAGCTGGAGCAAATATAAATGTAAAAGATAAGGATGGTTCTACACCTTTGATGATTGCAAGTTGTTGGGGATATATTGATTGTGTTCGGGCACTAATCAAGGCTGGAGCGGATGTAAATTTAAAAAATAATTATGGCTGGACAGCTCTAATGTATGCAAACAGGCATGGACGTATCGATTGTGTTCAGAAACTAATTAAAGCTGGAGCTGATGTAAATATAAGAGATAAAAATAGTTTTACAGCTCTAATGCATGCAAGTAATTGGGGATATATTGATTGTGTTCGGGCACTAATCAGGGCTGGAGCGGATGTGAATGCAAAAGATAAAAAAAATTGGACAGCCTTAATGTATGCAAGTTGTTGGGGATATAGCGATTGTATTAAGGAACTCATTAAGGCTGGAGCGGATGTAAATATAAAAGATAAGGATGGCTGGACTGCATTAATGGATGCAAGTTATCGGGGATACAGTGATTGTATTAAAGAACTAATTAAAGCTGGTGCTGATGTAAATGAAAAAAATAGGAATGGAGAAACTGCCTTAATGATTGCAAGCATGTATGGATATATTGATTGTATTCGGGAACTAATTAAGGCTGGTGCTGATGTAAACTCAAAAAATAATAATGGAGAAACCGCTTTGATGATTGCAGAAAAATATGGATATACTAATTGTGTTAAAGAACTAATTAAAGCGGGTGCTAAAAAAATAAAAAAATAATAAGGAGAAAAAAATGAAAAGAAAAGTTGAAGTAGGAGAATTTTTTGAAGCAGTGAGATGTAATAATGTGAAGCTTATTAAAGAGTTAATAAAAAAAAGAGTTAATATAAATATAAGAAATAAATTTGGAAATACACCTTTGATGATTGCAAGCATGTATGGACATACTAACTGTGTTCGGGCACTAATCAGGGCTGGAACTGATGTAAATGCAAAAAATAATTTTGGCTGGACTGCATTAATGCTTGCAAACAGATATGGACGTATCGATTGTGTTCAAAAACTCATCAAAGCTAGAGCTGATATAAATGCACAAAATAATGAGGGTTCTACATCATTGATGATTGCAATCTTACATGAACAGATTGATTGTGTCAAGGAACTTATTAAAATGAATGCTGATATAAATATAAAAAATAATTATGGCTGGACAGCTTTAATGCATGCAAGTTATCGGGGATACAGTGATTGTATTAAAGAACTAATTAAAGCTGGTGCTGATGTAAATGAAAAAAATAGGAATGGAGAAACTGCTTTGATGATTGCAATAAGATATAAACGCACTAGACATATTGATTATATTCGGGAACTAATTAAGGCTGGTGCTGATATAAACACACAAGATAAAGATGGAGAAACTGCCTTAATGTTTGCGAGTTCATGCGGATATATTGATTGTGTTAAAGAACTAATCAAAGATGGTGCAGATGTAAATATAAAAGATAAAGATGGCTGGACAGCCTTAATGTATGCAAGTTATCGGGGATACAGTGATTGTGCTAAAGAACTCATAGAGGCTGGAGCTGATATAAATATAAGAGATAAAGATAGTTTTACAACTCTAATGCATGCAAGTAGTTTGGGATACAGTGATTGTGCTAAAGAACTTATCAAGGCTGGTGCGGATGTAAATGCAAAAGATAATGATGGTTTTACAGTTCTAATGTATGCAAGTTGTTGGGGATATATTGACTGTATTCGGGAACTAATCAAAGCTGGAGCAAATATAAATGCAAAAGATAAAGATGGTTTTACACCTTTAATGATTGCAAGTATGTATGGACATATAGATTGTATTCGGGAACTAATCAAGGCTGGAGTTAATGTAAACTTAAAAAATAAGAACGGAGAAACTGCCCTGATGATTGCAGAAAAATATGGATATACTAATTGTGTTAAAGAACTAATTAAAGCGGGTGCTAAAAAAATAAAAAAATAATAAGGAGAAAAAAATGAAAAGAAAAGTTGAAGTAGGAGAACTTTTTAATGCAGTAAGATGTAATAATGTAAAACTTATTAAAGAGTTAATAAAAAAAAGAGTTAATATAAATATAAGAAATAATAATGGAAATACAGCCTTGATGATTGCAAACATGTATGGACATACTAACTGTGTTCGGGCACTAATCAGGGCTGGTGCTGATGTAAATGCAAAAGATAAAAAAGATTGGACAGCTGTAATGTATGCTATTGTTTATGATTATGGACATATTGATTGTGTTAAGGAATTAATTAAGGCTGGTGCTGATGTAAATATAAGAAATAATTATGGCTGGACAGCTTTAATGTATGCAAGTAGCCGTGGACATACTGATTGCGTTAAAGAACTCATAGAGGCTGGTGCTGATGTAAACTCAAAAAATAATAATGGAGAAACTGCCCTGATGATTGCAGTAAGATATAAATACACTAGATATCTTGATTGCGTTAAAGAACTTATCAAGGCTGGAGCTGATGTAAATATAAAAGATAAGGATGGCTGGACAGCTTTAATGTATGCAAGTTGTCATGGACACAAAAATTGTATTAAGGAACTTATTAAGGCTGGCGCAAATATAAATACAAAAAATGAAAATGGCTGGACAGCTTTAATGCATGCAAGTTATCGGGGATATATTTATTGTGTTAAAGAATTAATTAAAGTTGGCGCTGATATAAATGCAAAAGATAATAATGGAGAAACTGCCTTAATGATTGCAAGCATGTATGGATATATTGATTGTATTCGGGAACTAATCAAGGCTGGAGCAGATGTGAATGCAAAAAATAATAATGGAGAAACCGCTTTGATGATTGCAGAAAAATATGGATATACTAATTGTGTTAAAGAACTAATTAAAGCGGGTGCTAAAAAATAAAAAAAAGGAGAAAAAGATGAAAAGAAAAATTGAAGTAGGAGAACTTTTTAATGCAGTAACATGTAATAATATTAGACTTATTAAAGAGTTAATTAAAGAAAAAAGAGTTAATGTGAATATGAAAAATGAGGATGGCTGGACAGCTGTAATGTATGCTATTGTTTATGATTATGAACATACTAACTGTATTCGGGCACTAATCAAGGCTGGTGCTGATGTAAATGCAAAAGATAAAGATGGTTTTACACCTTTAATGATTGCAAGTATGTATGGACATATAGATTGTATTCGGGAACTAATCAAGGCTGGTGCTAATGTAAACTTGAAAAATAAGAACGGAGAAACTGCCCTGATGATTGCAGAAAAATATGGATATACTAATTGTGTTAAAGAACTAAAGCGGGTGCTAAAAAATAAAAAAAGGAGAAAAAAATGACAACAAAAAGTAAAAAAGCAAAAGGAAAACGGTTGCAAAAAATAGTTTGTGAAATTCTTGCAAAAAAATTAAATATAGTTTATAATCAGCAAGATGATAATTGTTTAATTCATAGTCGAGAAATGAATCAATCAGGAGTTGATGTAATTCTACGAGATGAAGCTTTTAAAAAATTTCCGTTTTTGATTGAATGTAAAAATCAGGAACGGATAAGTTTAAATAAAGTAATAGAGCAAGCAAAAAAAAGAGGAGAGAATTGGTTGATTGTTTATAAAAACAATCATTTAAAAAATCCAGTCGTTATTTTAGATTTTCAAATATTTCTTTCAAAAATTTAAGGAGGAAAAAATGGAAAACAAAAAAATGTTTTTAGAAGTTTTGGTTATATGTTCTTTTGTACTAAATATATTTTTTCTTTTTTTATTTTTCTCAAAAGAGCAACAATATAAATTGGAAAAGAACATAATCTATAATATTTTGTTAAATAATTGTGAAAATGAGGTTTATAATACTTTTTCTAATTATCGTTCAAAAGACCTACAAAAAATTTTTGAAACAGCAAATCAAAAAACCTTAAATCAACTGAAAAGTTTGAGAATTGAAATTAAATCGCAAGAACAAAATCTGACAGATAGTATAATTTTTTTTAATCCACTCGGAGCAAAAAAAATATTTGTCACTTCCTGGATGGGATATAGGAAAAAAATCTCAAAAAATATTGGTGGAAATTCTTTAAGAAAGCATGAAGGAATAGATTTAGTCGGTTCAAAAAAAATTTTTGCAACTTTTGCTGGAAGGGTCAGTTTTGTTGGGAAAAAAGGGGACTATGGAAATCTAATAATTATTCAACATAGAGATAAACTTGAAAGTAGATATGCTCATTTGTCTAAAATTTTTGTTAAAAAAGGAGATTTTGTTTTTGCTACAGAATTGATAGGATTAATGGGGCAAACAGGAAGAACTACAGGAGAACATTTGCACTTTGAAATACGAAAAAATAATAAATTAATAGATTTAAATAGAATTTATTTTAAAAACATCTGAAATCATTATAATTTTTTTAATAGGGGAAAAATAATGAATGATAAAGATAATAAATATAAAAGTTATATGAATGTTGTTGCAGAATGGAAAATAGATAATCTCTTTATAAGATTAGCTTTTATGGACAGAAAATATATTTTATTGTGGGATTATATAAATCAAGTCGAAGAAACAAATGAACTAAGGTTTTTATTGGGAGAAATACCATTATCTGTTTTATTAAAAGGACAGAAAATTTTGTTTATTATAAAAGATATAGAAAATAACATCACAAGAAGAATAAAAATATTTTGTGATGATGAACATTATAAATTACTTATGGAATATAAAAAAAATTCTTTCAAGGAAGTTTCAGAATTTATAAGAAAAGAAAGAGGTATATATTCAAAATTGAAGTGGAAAAAAATATATTTAGATGATAACACTCTCTGTAAATCAAAAGCTTGTGAAAAAAGAAATTTATGCAAACTTAATATATATAATTCTAACGGTGATCACTTTATAAATGAATCTACGAAGTTTATAAATGTAGGAGACTGTATAAATTATTCTTTTAGATATTTTATGAGGGAAAAAAGATGAAAATTTTAGATATTATTAGAGGAGGTCAAGTTCCGCCTCTTTTTAAGGAACGAGATAAATTTGATTCTTTAATTAAAGTTTATGCAGATGAATCTAAAACATATATTCAAGATATCACAAAATTTGTCAATACAGATTTCTGTTATGATTATCGAGGTGGAATTTTAAAAGAAGGTGAATATGGTGGTATATGTGGATTAAGACAAGATAGAATAAATAAACCGAAGGTAATTTATATTTTTAACTTAAGATTTTGGGATATAATAAATGATAAAGATAAAGATTTAAAAGAATATATGCGTATATTACCATCTATAATTCCCAATCCTAATCATAATAACAAAAGTATTATAACACAAGTATTAATACATTCTGATAATATAGTAGGAGGAGGTTCTCATGGATGTATTACTGTTTTCCCAACCGAGTGGAAAAATTTTATAAGTTTATTTGAAATAAACGAAAAATGTAAAATTAATCTTATTAGAGATCCAAGATACAAATTTAATTTAGATTTTAATGAGCTATCGGAGGGATAAAATGATTGAAAAAAAAGAAGAAGAGAGAAAAGATATTATTTCTGATAATAATTTATCAGAACAACATCAATTAATACATATAGAAAAAAGTAATCATACAATTCCTACAAAATATGATATAACTACCATGAATAATGATTTAGAAAAAATAGAAAATAATCCTTTTGTAGGAATATCAGAAAGTGCTTTTTCAAAAGAGATACAAAAAAAACTGATGGAAAAAATTCCAGAAGAAGAAATTCAAATTAGACCAGATGGTATAATTTTTCTACCCGAAATAAAATACAGGCAAAGATTAGATGAAGCTTTTGGAATTGGTGCTTGGGCATTAAGAAGGGTATCAATTACTCAAGAAAAAACTAATGAAAAAATAATAGTTTATTTTGATGGAATATTATACATATATGGTAGATATATTGCTCAGGCAATAGGAGAACAAGAATATTTTGCAAATAATAAAGAAATGACTTATGCTACTGCGGCAGAATCTGCAAAGTCAAATTGTTTAATGCGATGTTGTAAGGATGTCGGCATAGCAAGAGAATTATGGGATATTAAATTCATAGAAGAATGGAAAAAGAAATATGCTATAGCTGTTTGGTGTACTTATATTGGTAATGGCATAAATAATAATAAAACGAAATTATTATGGCGGAAAAAAAATAGTCCTCCTTTTTTGTATCCTTATAAAGAAATGCTAAATGATAATGATATTAAGAACACAGAAAAAATGGAAAATGTACAAAATTCAAAAAACAAAGATATTATTTAATAAAGGAGATTAATATATGATGATAAGTTTATTATTACCGACAAAGAACAGAACAGAAAAATTGAAAGAAGCAATTGATTCTGTATCTAATACTATAACTAAAAGGAGACCAATAGAAATTTTAATAGGTATAGAAAAAGATGATAAAAATACTCTTAATAGTATTAATGAAATAAATGTTCCTCCATCTGTTTCTATAAAACCTGTAATTTTTAATCAATTTGAATATGTAAACAATACTAAATACTTTGAAATGGATAAAACATTATTTAACACTTTACAATCCGCAAGAATTGCCGAAATTAACAAATTAAAAGAATATATAGAAGATTTTAAGAAAAAAAATGTTACTTAATTAAATTTGTATAATTTGTTTTAGAAACATTCGTAATAATAATCTTTTCTAAAAAATTAGTTAGTTTTTGTAAATTCAAATTTATATTCGTTTTTGTATCTACAATTGTTAATTGTCCTTGTAAAGTTTGCACTGTTGTTTTATTTTCTGTTTGAACTATTGTTTCATTCCGAACATCAAAGTGTTGTTCAATTTTTTTGGGTGCAACAATATATCCAATTGTTCCACCACCTAAAAAAAGTAAAATATAAATTAAAATTGCTGGCATTTTTTTCACCTCCTGTATTAAAATTATTCTGCAAAACTCTGCAGGGCTTTCGTTCCGAATATTACTCCAGCAAGTCCCACAATGCAAGTTGTAGCTTTTTCTATTTGTCCAGTTATGACTGAATATACAGAAATAAAAGCCAATAGAAAAAATCCTGCAATAGCTAAAATTCGCATTGTGGATGGAACTCCTTCTTTTTCCTCAATTATTTTCTTTAAATATTCAATCATTTTCTTTCCTCTATTATAATTCTGTTTTTAAAATATTGCAAAAAAGAATAGGTTGTTGCCGCAATAGTTAATATACCTACAATGATTGAAATTAATAAATAAAGAAAATTAAAATTTTGCTTTTTAATTGATTCTTTTGTAGAAATTCTAACCATAAAATTATCAATATCTTTATGTCGTGTATTACATTGTTCGATTTGATTAAGTTTAAACTGTGAAAATTCTTGATTTAAATTTTTCACTTCCTTTTTTACTTCAGCAATTTCTTGTTTCATTTCAGCAAGAACATTCAAAATTAATTCATCATTTTTTCTTTTTTCCATTTTTTACCTCTCTAAACTATAATTTTTCTTCTTGCCCATATCCCCACCCTTGATCCTGCTCCTATTGCATTTGTTTGTGAACTCCATAATACTATTGAAGTTATATTATCTATCGAATTATTCCAGTTAGTAGTCGTATTATAATTTCTATAATAATTTTGTGTATCTGTATTCCAAAAACCCGTATAACCTTGTATTAAACGAGAAGTTCCAGAAAGTGCTAAAAATCTAATCTTAAAATCAATCAACGAATTAACTGCTTCGCCATATCCTATCCAGCAATAATTAAGATTTATATTTTCGCCTGCAGCTGCGGTACCAATACCTTTTAAAAATTGAATATAATAATTATTACCCGAATCATTATTAAATCTAAGTCCAAAATAGGTTGCTCCACTATAATTATTTATAATCTTTCCCTGAATAACATATTCAATATCTTCATCTCCATTCAAGTCATCAAAAGTATAACTCGTCGCAGCTTCTGTAAAAATTTTTTCTTTAATTAACATCATAATATCATTAGTATCATTTGGAATTAACATGGTTTTTAATTTATTTTCATGCTGTTGTAAAAGTTCTCCGATAGATTTAGATTGTTCTACAATTTGCTTAATTGCCAAAGCTGTTTTTGTATCTAATCCAGACCAATCAATTTTAAAACTATCAAACATAATTATTCCTTTTTATTTATTTTTACCTTTATTATGATAAAAATATAAAGCTCGCATATATGGTAAAGCAGCCTCTTTGGAAACATATCCTTTTTTATTTTTTTTCTTTCCAGTTTTCTGTTCCACAACATAATATTTCCCACCAATCTTTTCTATTTTATAAGGCATAAATTTAACCTCCTAAGAAATTTTTAAAAAACTGTTTTAAATAAGAAGCTTTCTCTTTTTGTGATATTTTCCCTTCATCTCCTGCAGTTTTTATCATCATTAAAATTCCTTTCGCTCTATTTCTTATAACTTCAGCATCATATTTTGACATTTTTTTACCTGATAGTAATAATCCTTTAATTTTATTAATCCATGCATTGAAATTTATTAATTCATCCATAATATCTTTTCGAGCGTCTTTACTTGCATATATTTTAGAAACATATGAATCATATGGAATAGTATTACCTATAAAGAATGTAGTTAATAATCTTACCCAAGATTTAGGATTAGTAGCTATAGAATCTGGCCTAATATCAAAGGCCTGATTGGCAGTAGTTAAGACTCTCCAATCATCTAATATTGTTTTTAATTTTGGACTCATATAAAATCCAAGATAATTTACAAGTTCTCCTTTACTTTTCATTAAATCTTGTTTAGTAACAAAACTTCTATTAGTTAAAATTTCAACTGGAGTTTTAATTAAAGGCGTAACATCACTTACAATATCATCAATTGTGTTTTTTAAATGATTATCATTTATTGTTCTTACTATTCTTGTTAAATCAAATACAGGAAAAAATCCTTCTACTAAAAAATAATTTGCTTTTCCCAAATCGCTTGAGGTTTTTATTTTAGCTTTTGTTTTAAGAAATTCTGTTTGCATTCTTTCATCTATTTTTTCTTCAGATGGTCTTGTTTTATTTGCAGATTTCCATAATTTAAAAATCATTCTATTAGGAGAAGAAAAAATATTGGATATTTGTAAAGGCAAATTTTTTCTTGTCCAGGTAAAAAATGGTATAACTCTTTTTATTGCTTTTTCTGCTTGAGTTAAATCACTATAATCAAATAGGGCTTTCCAAACAGTTTTTATAGCTTCATCATAACTCTTTCCTTCTAATACTTCATACATAAACAAACCAAACTTATTTGTCTTTTCCATTAATTCGGACAATTTGGCTGGGGGTAAATTTCTAAACCAATTACTCCATTTATCTAATGTATTACTTAAATTTTCTACTGTTTTACCAATAAAACTTCTTGCAATATTTTCTCTAAATTCTAATCTGTGAGTATCCATTGCTCTAAAAGTAACACCTGTCCCACCACGTGCTCTAAATTCTTTGAATATAGTTTGAATATCTAAATATTTACCAGATTGTGTAATAACCTTATAGTTCTGTCCCATCATTGCAAAAATGGCGTCTTTATGTGCTGCAAGTAATTTTGATGGTTTTTTTACAACTAAAATTGAATTTAATAAATTTCCTAAAGTATTTCTAATACCAGTTTGAATATGTGTTGATAAAGTTGTAGCTTTCCAAAAATTAGAAAAATCATTTATAAAATTACTCAATATACCCAATTGTTTACTATTTCTCGTATAATTCCAGGTATTTTCTATAACTGTAGCCACATCTGGATCAAAATATTTATTAAATCCTGCTATTGGTTTTCCTTCAAAAGTAGGAATTCTCCAATTAGGTTGTTCTTTAAATTTACTGCCAAACTTAGAAACTTCATCAAATAATACTTGTTGTTCTATAGTTCTTGCCATTCTACCGCCACGAATTTGTACTAATTTTGGAACATCCGTAGAAAAGAAATCAATATTTTTACCTCTAAATTTATCAAAATCATTCGCAAGTCTTAATAATCCTTCCGCTTTTTCTGCACTTTCTCCATGTGCCATAGTTCTTAAATAATCTGCAAAACTTCCTTTATTTATCTCTTCATTAATTTCATTTATTGTCCCTTGCCATCCTCTTTTTCTTTTAGACACATTTGTTATATATGATTTAAATCCTTCAGAAAAATAACCTCTACTTTTACCAGAAAAAGTTTGATATATTTTCTTGGCTTCAGGTGTCATAACATGCGTCAAATATGCTATATTAGATAATAATTCTTCATTCATATTATTATCCAATATATTCATTCCATTTGTATTACGCAACATGTTTCTCAATTTATTTTCATATACTTGTAAATCAGGAGAAAAAGGATTGCTTTTAAATAATTTACTATAACTATTACTAATATTACTCCAATTGTCTATTTGTTCTTTTGTAGCAAACAATGGCTTTATTTTATCCCCACTAAATTTTGCTTCATTAATAATAAAATCATTGAAAACATCTTTAATATTATTAAGTATTTTAAATTCTTCTGAATCTTTTGCAATATTATATTTTTTTATCGCTTCCCAGGGTCTTTCTATTAAATCAGTTATAACATTATTAATAGTTTTATTATTCTTATTTATATATTCTATTATACTTTTATTGCTTTTTAATAAAGGAACTAATTGTGTATCTATTTGCTTCTTAATTGTATTTCCAATATTTTGAACTTCATCTAAAACACCAGTCTTCATTAATCTTGCTTTCTCAATACCAGCTTTATATTCTAATGGAACATCTGATTGAAATATTTTTCTAATCCCAGTTTTTTCTTTAAAATTATGAATAATATTATTAAATTTATCATCTGCTTTTTGAGCCATTTGAAATATTTTGCTTTTATTTATTTTTTCAGCTTGCTTTAAAACATCATCAGTTTTCCACATTGCCTTTAAAATTTGACCAGCTTCTTCTTTTAAACCATGATTAGAAAGAAAATCACTGGATTTTTTTAAAACTTCAAATACTGTATTTTTAGGAATTTTTTTGGGATATAATTTTAATAAATCATCTATATCATTTATTAATTTTAAAGAATCTGGAAATTTATTTAATAAACTTCTTGTAGTAGTTAAAGTTGTAGCTAATACATTTCCAAGTTCTCCACTTTTTTCTATTTCACTAATTGTTTTTGCTTCTTTAAAAGATTTAATTGGAGAGCCAATAACTTCTAAAGTTTTACCTAATTTTCCTAACCATCCAGTTCCTTTAGAAATTGCAGTAGCAGCCTTTCCTCCTGCAGAAGCCAAAACAAAAGGGTCTAAAACAAGATTACTCATAAATCCAAGAATAGCATATTTATTATCAAAATCTTTTAATTTTGATGTTTCATCTGAAGTAAGAGGAATTCCCTCTTGTGCTTTCTTTGTTATTTTTTGTATTTCTTCATTTGTTCCATATTGTCGTAAAGTTTCTTCCCAACCACTTCCACCCCATATAGGAACTTTATCTGGATTCTCTGCAAATACTTTTGCAAGTGCATTAGATGGAATACTCAATACATTTGCTATAGCATTTAAACCTTCAACTACAGGATTTTTATTTAAAAGTTCATCTGGATTAATATTTTTATCAAGAAGATAATTTCGAACTGCATATAATCCTTTTCTTATTTTTAATTTCGTCGGTATATCAGCTGGTTCATAAGTATAAATATTATAAATATCTTTATATGCCTGTTCTGGATTCTCATCTATTTTTTTCTTTATTTCATCATTTAATTCTATTGGTTGAAAATCAGAATCTGATTCTATTGATTCAGGATTTATATTAATTTTACTTTTTAATTCATTCAATAATTCTCTTCCACCCTCAATTCTGGTTAAATCATTATCCGTTTCCGATAATACTGTTAATTCTTTAAGAGCCTGAATTGGATTTTTATTAATCAAATCTATAAATTGTTGAAATTGTGGACTTTCTTTTATACTATTAATATCGATTTTCATATTATTTCTTATTTCCTAATAATTGTAATAATCCTTGTGCTATATCAGAAGACATTGCGCCACTTTGTAATTGTTTTTGAACATATGCCTGTGCACCTGCTCTATCCCAAATTCCTTCATGTTCATATCTTCTTTTTAAATCTAATATAGCTTGTTCTAATTCTGTTGTTTCTTTATGTTCTGGAGTCAAACCTTGAGAAGTATATTGATATTGTTGGTCTGCCCACTTAGATTCTAATGCTTCCTTTTGACTTTTTAAATCAAGATATTGCTGATAATTCTGTAATTGTTTATTATATTCCTGTAATTGTTGCTGATAAGCCTCTTGAGCTTCTGGAGAAGATATTGTTGGTTGTATTGGAGCAGTGGGTTTTTGAGGTTCTGGTTGTTGAGATAATTGTTGTTGTATTTGTTCATATTTATTTTTATCTTGTTCATATTCTGGGACTTGTGATCTAAAACGAGCCCCATAAGTCTGTTCAGCTTCTGGTGCTATGTTTTTATCAAATTCTCTTTTTCCCATTTCTTGGGACATTTTTTTACCTAAGTAATTTAATCCACCTTCAGTTAAACCTTTTAATATAGAAGCTCCTATCGAACCCACAACATCTGTTGGTTTATAAGTTTGAAATACTATATTAGGTTCTTTTCCCATAATCATTGACATTCTTAATCTTTTATATTCTTCAGGCAGTTCTACTTGAGGTGCTAATGTTGGAAAAGAACTCTTTTTTTCCTGAACAGCAGGCTGATTTATTGTTTGTTTCCCAACATCCTCTATTTTTTTAGGTATTCTAATAAGTTCATAATTCCCCATTTTATAAGGAAACTTTTCTTTAGGTTTAGAACCTGTAATAAAATAATTAAAAGCTTCTTTTAAATATGCTTGAAGTGTATCTGTTGCTTTAAATTGTCCTATTTTTTCACTTCCTTCTGGAAGATTAAACTGTCCCGTTGGTACTGTTCCTTCAGGCACTGCAAGATAATAATATTTATCAAAATCTGGAGGAGAAGAAGAAGGGGATAATCCAGCTCTTTCATATGCGAATTCATCTACTGGGAAAATTCCTTGTTTTCTGTAATCTTCATTTTTTATTATATCTTCAAAAATAAGAGCACGATTAATATAGTCATTTAATGTTTTTTTATCAGTTGGAATTTTATATTCACCTGTTATTTGATAATTTCTATAAAGAACTCCATCATATATTTTTTCTGCTTTCTGTTTTTTTTCTTCTTTAGTCAAATTTCCAGGTATTCTATTCATTATAAATTTTAATACATCTGAATTTCTTTCTAATTGTGTGATAGACATTTTTTCCTCCTTTTTATATTATTTGGTCTATTTTTTCTGTAGTAGCGAAAGAAGATATTCAGTTCCTCCCTTTGCTACCAATCCCAAAGCTTGCTGTAAAAATCCATCTGGCATTTGAGCTAATTGTTGAGATAAATATTGCTGTTGTTGCATAGATAATCCAGTAGCAGCAATGCGTTGATTTAAACTATCTAAAATCGAAGCACGATCCATTTCTGTTAACTGTGTAGCATATTGTTGTTTTCTTCCAAGTTCAGTGCCTGCTTTTTGATAAGCCAATTCTTTTTCTCCTTTTATTGCAGAAGTTAAAGTTTGTCCGCCTTGTCTTTGTATAGCCTCATATTTTCCCATGATTTCTCCAATATTAGGATTTTGTCCTTGTAATTGTGCTTGTCGTGCCATTCTTAATCCTTGCGTTTGAGCCTGAAGTGCTTCGTCTTGTAATTGTTGTTGCATTAATCTTAAATAATCTTTATCTATATATTTATTTTGAACATCTTTAGCTTCTAATAATCTTCCATATTGGTCTGTTGCTCCTTGCTTATACATTTCTTGTTCTAATTCTGCTCTTAAATTTTGTAATCTATTAAGTAGATTTTGATATTGTGGGCTTCCAGGGCCTAGAGTAGCTATGGTTCTTTGTAATTCATCAATTTGACTTTGTAATTGTTGTTTTCTTTCTGTATCTCCAAAAAGAAATTTTTCAAATTCACTTGCCATATATTCCTCCTATTATCTTAATCCAGCAAGATAATTTGTTCCGCTATAAAGACTTTGTTGTCTTCGTTGATTTATTAAATTTTGTATAGCATTTTCTCTATCAAATTTTACAGAATAAGCTTGTGTTTGAGCTTGTGTATAAGGTTGTTCATATCCAGTTTCCAATTCTGTTTGTAAAGTTCCCTGTATAGAATCTTTTACACTCTGAATATAACTTTGTATAGAATCCCTGGCTGTTATTGCGTCTTGCCTAAGTTGTTCTTTTACTACAGTATCATCTTCTCGTCCAGTACGTATGTATCCTATAAGCTTCCATTTCTTGTCTTCGCTTTGCCACCAACCATATACATTAGATACTGTACTCCAATCAGCCATAAAATTTATTGCGTCATTAACTAATGCAGCACCACCATGACTTTCATAAAAAGCTTTAACCCCAGGATGAACCACGAACTCATCGTAAAGTAATTTTATAGTAGAAAAACTGCCTACAAAATTCCCATTATCGTCTATAACTCTTTTATAACCTCCAGTATAACCATAAGGAGCATTCATTTCTTCTTCTATTTTTTGTTTTAATTTTTCATTTAAAGTTTTTTCTAATTCTTCCTTTTTAGTCAAATATGCTTGTTGCTTATTATAATATTCTGCTTGTAAGTTTGGTAAGTTTTGTTCTATTTCATAGATAGAACTTGTGTTATTTTCCATAAAAACCTCCTTTTTTAAATTATACCATCTTTTTCACTTTCCTCATTTATTACATCCATAGAAATTTGATGTAAAGTTGTAATAGTTTGATTTGTATCTGATAATCGTCCAAATTCTATTGTTACTTCTATATCATTAAAATCTAATCCTAAAGGTGCTTTAAATTGACTAATTCCTAATACTGAATCTGGAGCTTCTTCAGATATTTTATAAATATCTGATACATAACATTCATAAATTTGATTTTCATCGAAATCTCCATATTTCCTTATGTAAGTATATTGATTATTAATTAAACATTTTATTTTAATATAATCACAACCATATACATTTTGAGAAATGTTTGCATTATTTATCAATTGGAATAATAATGTGTCCAATTTTTTAAGTGAAAAAATATTACCAAAACTTATTCTTTTTGTTGTAAATCTTCCAATTTTCTGTTCTGTTCCATCTTCTTCAGAAAATTCTGGTATTATTATTTTATTACCCACTCTTGCTATTAAATGTTCATTTAAATTAGAAATAAAATCATCATAACTGTAATTTAAATTATCTTGATAAGCATATATAGTATATGATAATTCATTGTAATTAAATACAGCAAAAGCTTTATTAAAAGTAATAGTAGTATCTGAAGAAACTCCATAATCTCCAGTTTTTAATATTGTAGTAATGGCAGACATTTTAGAAATATCAAGTGGGATATAAAGATTACCATTAACCGTATCAACTCCTAATACATTACCAGCAGTTCTATGATATAAATATTGTTCAATAGGTTTTCCTATATTTGTTAATCCAGATGTATTTATCATCCATACATTCTTTTTATTATAAATAAATGCCTGTTGTCCATTTCCTATTAAAGATTTAAAATTATCTTTTTCCAATCCAATATTGCTTGCCAAGAAAGATATTACTAAATTATCTTCTGAAGTTCCTACTGCTATATAAATATCATTTTCACATACTATAACAATAATATTATTATTAATTTCCTGAATAGCTGTTGGTTTTGAATTGAAATAAGCACTATTATAAAGATTCAAATATTTATATCCAGTAGAATAGTGCAAAGATTTTTTCTCATAATTTATAGCACACATTAAATCCACTGGAGATATAGTCAAATCTTGTATTTCAAACAATACTTTATTTGATGTTTGCCAAAATGCATCCACAGAAAATAAGTCTCTTTCTGAATCACCGTGTTTAAAAAATAATTTTCCATTAATTAAATAAACATCATTATCATTGGCAGAAATATTAAGATTATTAAATCTATAAGGTAACACATAATATTGAGATTCATCCATATCTGGATATACATTTTTCATTAAACTTTTATCTTGCGACCAAAATTTTAATATATAAGAAGATAATATACTATCTTTTGTTCCTTTAGATAATAAAATATATGGAACATATGAATCTAGTAAGCCAGAATTCATTAAATAAAAAATCCAGTATAAAAATGAATTTTGTTGAGAATCATCATTCAAAACAACTTGAGTACCACCATCTATATCTATAGGGGTTCTGAAAAGTGAACCACTGGTGGCCACCATTTCATATTGTGTATGAATTTCATAAGAATTTACAGCAGTTGTTGAATATAAAACATTTCCAACATCCGCAGAAAAATAAGGACGAATTGGAGTTTTTTTTGATTTATTAATTTCTGTTTGTATATATTCTTTTGAATTAGAAACTATACATCCTGCTATTAAACCTTCTGGGTCAGAAAAAGGAGAAATTTCACTATTATAAATTTCAGTAATTTCTGTTATATCTGATTCTTGCATTTGATTTCCAGTCATTGTATATCGGATTAATTTCATCCCTTTTATTCCATAAATATAATGTTTATTATTATTATTTGATAAAGAGGCCGTTTTTGTTGTTACAATAAAAGTTTGAGTAGTTCCAATATATCCAACCTGTGCAGTATTAGGAATAGAAGTACCAACAGACATTCTTTCCATAGTTATAGTATTAGATGAACTACCAACTGTAAAATCTATAACATCAAACTTTGAATTACCATCAACATCATAACAAGTTATCAAGGAATATCCTTTTATTGAAGGAACATTAATTTCATACATTTTATTTTGTAATAGAGACATACCCACAAAAGAATCATAAGTAAAAGAATTAGCAATAGTAGCTGAAGAAATACATTGTGTTCCTATTGTTGCACTTTCTCTATAAGTGCCATCTCCAGTTTTAGATATTACATAAACATCAATACTACGATTATTTGTAGCACATACAGAATATACAATACGAGTTTTATCATTAGTAAAAAATGAATCAATTAATTTTAAAGCTTTTACAGATTTTGAGCTTAAATTTACATTTGCTACAACATAAGATAAAGTAGCAGAACTCATACATAATCTTGCTATTGCGTCATCATTAGGAATATATATATCATATTCTATGTCTTCTAATGAAAGATAATAATCACTTTTATATACTCCATAAGCAAGCAATGACACATAATAATCATAATCGGATATAACTATAGAAGTTACATTAGATAAACTTGTTCCAATTCTTGTCCATGCCAAAGTATCATTTAAATAATAAACCCCTATATTTGTAGAACAAATAAATTGGTCGGACATATTTTTTCCCATAAAGAAAACAGTAGCGGAATTTAATCCAGTTCCAAATTGTGTCCATGTTCCAGAATAAGCTGTTTGTTTAAATATTCCATGTGATTCTGTACAAGCATATAAATCTGTTCCGTTATCATAAAGATATTTTATCGTATAAGAACTAATTCCTGTTCCCCAATCTGTCCATATATTATCAACAAGTTTTTTAACTCCACCAGATTCTACTCCGATATAATAATCACTACCAACTTTAATTAAAGTATTAACATTAAGAAAATTATTCCCAGAGCCCAAGCAACTCCAATCTGAAGTTCCAGTTGTTAATTTCATAACAGACGGTGCTTTTAAAATTTTTAT